GTTCAGCATTCCGTCGTTCCAGGCCTTCAATCGCTATTCGATGCGTCTTGCCGTGTTCGCCGCCGAGATCGAGCAGGCTCGGGAAATGACCAAAGCGATCGCGTCGCGCTTCGATGCCGAGGGTGAGGACGATCTTGCCCGAATGGGTGCGATGGCGATCAAATCCCTGGTGACGAACATCATTGCCAGCCGAGGCTCCAAGAACATCCTGCCGAAGGAGGCAATGAGCCTCGCCAACGCGTTGCGAGCTGCCGCCCAGGCGGAAGGCATTTCCACCGCCCGTCGCCTCAAGGTGGAAAAAGAATTCGCCGACAAGGTCGAAGAGACGGTCGAAACCGTCGCCAAGGTGGCGGGCCTGTCGCAGGAGCGTGCCGCCGAGATCCGAAAACAGGTTCTGGGGTTGCGATCATGACGGTGGCGGCAGCCAGAGACTTCGTGAGAGGAGAGGACGCGGCCAAGCCCGTCCTCTCTCGCGATCCCGAGCAGCTTCCCGTCGAGTTGCCACGCGGGTCCGAGCTGCCGGCCGACCACGATCCGCTGGCCGATGGCATCCTGATGCTGCATCAGAAGGAGTGGTTGGAAGATCGCTCCGACCTGAAAGTTGCGGAGAAGGGCCGCCGCACGGGCATCACCTATGCCGAGGCGCTCGACGACACCATCATCTCTGCCAGCAAGCGCGGTGAAGGTGGCGACAACGTCTTTTACATCGGCGACACCAAAGACAAGGGCCGCGAGTTCATCGGCTATGTCGCCCACTTCGCCAAGATCGTCGCGAAGGAACTGGTCGCCATCGAGGACTTCATGTTCGAGGACGAGCAGGCAGACGGCTCGACCAAATACATTTCCGCGTATCGCGTGCGCTTCGCCTCGGGCTACCGTGTCGAGGCGCTGTCGTCGAACCCTGCCAACATTCGCGGCTTGCAGGGCATCGTCGTGATCGACGAGGCGGCCTATCACCGCGACGTGCGGGCCGTCATCGATGCCGTCAACGCACTGCTGATCTGGGGCGGCAAGGTTCGCGTGATCTCGACGCACAACGGTGTGCTGAACGCCTTCAACGAGCTGATCCGGGAAGCGCGAGCCGGCAAGAACCCGTTCAAGATCCATCACATCCCGTTCCAGGCCGCCGTCGACAACGGCCTCTATCAACGTGTCTGCCTGACACGCGGCTGGACCTTCAGCATCGAAGCCCAGGCGAAATGGGAGCAGCTGATCCGAGGTTCCTACGGTGCGCGCGAAGCCCAGATGCAACAGGAGCTGGACGCGATACCTGCCGATGCCCAGGGCGCTGCGCTGACCCGTGTCGTCATCGAGCGGGTGAAGGATCCGACCGTTCCCGTGGTGCGGGTTCAGCTGCCAGACAGCTTCAAGTCGCTCGACAAGAGTATGCGCGAAGCCGTGATCCGCGACCTCTGCCGGGAGAAACTTAAGCCGATCCTGGACAAACTCGATCCTGACCGCGCCCATGTCTTCGGCATGGACTTCGCCCGCAGTGGCGACGTCTCGGCACTGAAGGCCGATGAGATCGGCCAGGACACGGTGCGCCGCTGCCGCCTCGTCCTGGAGCTGCGCAACGTTCCCTACGAAGCGCAACGCGATATCCTCTTTTATGTCGGCGATAACCTGCCGCGCCTTTCTGGCGGTGCGCTCGATGCGACCGGCAATGGCGGCTACCTGGCTGAAGTTGCGGCGCAGCGCTGGGGCGAGTGCATCGTCGAGGTGAAGCTCTCGGCCGAATGGTATCGTGAAAACTCACCGCGTTATGTCGAGGCCTTCGGCGACCTCACCGTGACGATCCCGGCTGACGAGGATGTCATCCGCGATCACCAGGCGCTGCAGTACGTGAATGGCATCATCAAGGTGCCGGATGATCATCGCCACAAGGGTGAGGACGGGCTCGATCGACACGGCGACACGGCGATCGCCGGTATCCTCGCCTGGTTCGCCTCACTGCAGATGACACTCTCCTACGGCTACGAAAGCGCACGTCCCGGCGCGAGTGACAGCCGTGGTGGCGATGATCGGCGCGAACGTTCCATCGATGTTGAAATGCGAGGCCGGCTATGAACCTCAAATCCCTGATGCGCGCCGTTGGCCAGCGCCTGGTCGACGCCAGCGGCAACAAGCTGACCGATGCCGAAGTGACAGAAGAGCGCGCAGGCCCGACGACAGTCGGTGTTCGCGATCCGATCTCCGGTCATCCGGCCGACGGCCTGACCCCGGCGCGGCTGGCCGCAATCCACCGCGAAGCGGCGATGGGGGAGCCGCTGCGGTATCTGGAGCTGGCCGAGGACATCGAGGAGCGAGATCTGCACTATGCCGGTGTGATGGCAACGCGGAAGCGCTCGGTTTCGCAGCTGCCCATCACAGTGACTGCCGCCTCGGACGCTACCGAACACAAGAAGCATGCCGAATACGTCCAGTCATGGATCAACGACGGCGTGTTGCAGGCCAGCCTATTCGACATGCTTGATGCGATCGGCAAGGGCTTTTCGGTTCTTGAGGCGGACTGGCAGTCTCACATGGGGCATACCTGCCCGCGCGAGTTTATTTATCGACCGCAGCGTTGGTTCACGTTCGACCGCACTGACGGGGAAACGGTGTTGTTGCGGGAGGCGACCGGCGACCAGCCGCTGGCGCCACACAAGTTCGTGGTGCACCGGCACAAGTCCAAATCTGGCCTGACCATCCGCTCGGGCATCGCCCGCGTCGCCAGCTGGGCATGGATGTACAAAGCGTTCACGGCGAAGGATTGGGCGATCTTCGTGCAGAACTATGGCGCACCGATCCGCATCGGTCGCTACGGGCGCAACGCCTCGAACGACGAGAAGGACATATTGTGGCGCGCGGTGTCGCAGATCGCCGGTGATTGCGCTGCGATCATCCCGCAGGACATGTCGATCGAATTCCAGGAAGTCGCGGCCAAGAGCGCGAGCACCGACCTGTTCGAGCGCCGAGCCGACTGGATGGACCGCCAGATATCGAAAGCGGTGCTCGGCCAAACCACCACCACGGACGCAGTCTCGGGCGGCCATGCGGTTTCCAGGGAGCACCGGCTTGTCCAGGAAGACATCGAGCGTTCCGACGCCATCGCGTCCTCGACCACGACCAACCGGCAGATTGTGCCCAACCTGGTTGCATTCGAGTTCGGCCCGCAGGACCACTATCCCACAGTCTCGATTGGACGGCCCGATGAAGTGCCCTTGAAGGAGTTTTCCGAAGCCTTCGACAAGCTCGGCAAGCACGGCCTGACCGCACCCATCACCTGGGTGTGGTCCCGCCTTGGCATTCCCGCACCGAAGGCGGGCGAAGAAGTGATCGGCGGCCGCCAGCCCGTACCGGCGAAAACAAGCGAACCGCAGACGAATTCGGTCTCCGACTTGCTGCGCACCCGCCACGCACGGGAGCAGACGGACACGATCGTCGAGCAGCTCACCCAGCGCATCGAGAACGACGCGGCCGGCGCCATGGCTGGATTGACCGATGAGATCCGCGCGATCCTGGAGAACGCCACCGACCTGGCCGACGCTGCCGAAAAACTGGCCCAGCTCGACCTGAAGCCGGAAGCCCTGGCTGTTGCCATGGCGCGGGGCATGGCGCTTTCGCATCTCGCCGGCCAGGCTGCCCTGGTCGACGAGTTGACAGGCCGCAAATGACCAGCCGCAGAAACGGCCCAGGAACGCGCTCGGCGCTGTGGACGGCCCGAGATAGCGACCGAGCCCTCAAAGCGCGTTCACGGGCTTTGAACAGCCCCTTATTTCGAGGCTAAGAACCGGTCATGGCCGACGCGAACACCAGTGCGCTCGATCTGCCGTTCGACGCGGCCATTCGGTTCTTCCGCGACAAGGCGTCGCTGACGACCAGGTCGTGGACGGATGTCTATGCGGCGGCTCATTCTCGCGCCTTCGTGGTGGCGGGTGCCGCGACCGACGCGCTGGTGGCCGACTTCCGCCAGGAGATCGCCAAGGCTCTCGAAAAAGGAACCACGCTGGCCGAGTTCCGCGGCGCCTTCGACGATATTGTTAAGCGCAACGGTTGGGACCACACCGGAAGTCGCAATTGGCGATCTCGGATCATCTTCGACACCAATCTGCGCACCGCCTATGCGGCCGGCCGCTACGCCCAGCTGACCGAGCCCGACACGCTGGAGGCTTTCCCTTACTGGCAATACAACCACTCCGGCGCGCTTCATCCGCGCAAGGAACACCTCTCCTGGGATGGCAAGGTGCTGCGGGCCGACGATCCATTCTGGGCGACGAACTATCCGCCGAACGGTTGGCATTGCGGCTGTTTCCCAACGGCGGTCTCCGACCGTGACCTGAAGCGCCAGGGCAAGCGCGGCCCCGATCCTTCGCCGGACCTGCTGTTTCGCGCCGAGGAAGTCGGCGGCAAGCGCGTCATGGTGCCGTTCGGCGTCGACCCCGGCTTTGAATACAATCCGGGTCAAGCATGGCTGTCGCGGACTTTGCCCGGATCCGAAACCGTAGCAGCCGCTCCAGGCATGATCGAGCGGTTCGCAAAGATGGCGGTCGGTGGGCAGTGGCCTGGCAACAGCTGGGTGCCTGCCGCGCTGACGCCGCGCCGGCTGGCCGGTCCCCTGGGCGTCGATGTGGCCAGCGAGGTCAGGCTGTCGGCCGACACCATCCGCTCCCACGTCAAGCACCGCCACGCGACGCCCGAGTTTTACGGGACCGCGCCCGAACATCTTGTCGAAAAGGGCGAACTGATCGAACGCGACGACGGGCGATTGTTGCTGCATGCCACG